TGGAGCTAAACTTGATCTAGATATTATAGATAAAACAGACGAAGAATTAGCAGAAGAAACAGAATTAACAAGTATTTTATTAACAAATGTTGAAAAGATAGTTTTCGATATTTTGAAAAAATATCAAAAGAGACATGATTATCTTTTATGGCTTGAAGAAGATTATAAAAATGGTTGTTTTGGTTCTGGTGTAGCTGAATATAATTTGAGTTTATTAATACAGAAAGAAATTCAGACTTTCGAAAGTCATGAAATTGATTTCATGACTTATAGGGGGATTATTTGATCTTTACTATACCTTTTTCTGCAATTGCTCTTTTAAATGCTTCATCTATTAGTTGATGAAGCACTTCACTTTCAATTATTACACCCATTTTTAGATCTATTCTTTGTTGATTTACTTTATCTGATAATTCAGATATTTGTTTTCTCTCTTCTCTCTTTAATCTCAAATAGTCAGAAATCATTTTAAAAACAATCCTTTAGTTTGTAATTTTTAATCATAACAATTTGAAAACATGAAAGATTGACAACATGACAACATGACAACATAATAATTGTACAAATTTCTTAACAGAAGAGTACTGAATATGACTATTAAGACAGTTATCGATAATGCAGTTGTGCAAAAAGGTTCACGCAAAACGGACGGCAAGCCTTTTTATTTTGTTGAAGTTATGCAACCTGTTCGAACATATATAAATCCAGATAAACCTCAAGATGCTGCAACACTTGAGGCACTTGCAGATTCAAAAGAATCTGTTCCTAGTTTGGTTCTTCATAATCGAAATAACTCTTTAGTCTTCAGTTCTGCTGATTTGATTTATTGATTTTTGGACTTTAAGAAATGGCTCTATATGTTTGCTTACAGATCGATGAAACAACAAATCAGTGTCAAAACTGGTTCGATTTGAATTCAAGCATATTTGCTATTACAGCCACGCAAGCGTCACTAATAATCACAGCGATTGCAGGTTATTACTTAACAATGTGGTTATTAAAAAAACTAAGAACATCCGTTAAATGAGGAGATCAAAATGGATAAACAATCACAACTTACTGTTGTAGAACGCAATGGTCGCACTAATCTAACACGTTTTGCATTAGTCGGCTCTGGTGTATCTGTACTTGCTATGTCTAATGCCAATGCAGCATTAACACTCGATCCAGCATCTTTTATTACTGACATCGGTACAGCAGAAACTTTCGGTATTGCTATCGGTCTTGCAATTCTTGGCTTTGTAGCAGTTATGGCTCTTGTTAAAAAGTCTCGTGGTGCTGTGAAGTAACAAATGTCACGAGCGCGCGATGAGAGTAACTCGTTACGATTGTCGCGCGATTGTGACCATTTGAGATTAGCGTATGGACGAACCTTCTATTTTCAACTGGCTTTTAGTTTACGTTGCAATTGTAGGCATACGCATTCTCTTAAAGTGAGTTTGCGTTATGTTTAAAAAAATCATTTCATTTTTAATATCTTTTTTTATTTTCTATACACCTGTCCTTGCTAATGCTGCTTCTACTAAAGAAAAGTGGAATAACGCACGTAACCAAGAAATTAGAAATACGATCGGTCAAAATGCCACGTATGGCAATAATTCAGGACGCATAACAGTTCGTAACTATGATGCTACTAAAAAGATGGTTGAAGCATCATTAAGTCGATCTGCTACTGTCAATGGTTCAAAAGCAACTGTTGAAGCTGCTGTAAAAGTACCTGTAAACATGGGTAAAGTCGCTGCTACTACAGCTAAACGCTTGGCTCGTGGCGGTGTTGCAGGGATGTTAGGCGGTGCTGCTGTCCAATTGCTTTTAGATGGTGCTGATTGGGTTATGGATCCAGAAAACAATTCAATTCAAAAACCTGACGAAAGTAATTCTGAAGATAAATATCAATGCATTGATATTTCTACACGTACTGGTGTTTTCGGTGCTACTGCTACATCAGCTTGCAATGCTTATTATGCAAAGTTTGTTGGTTCAGTTTTTGATAGTGCTTCAGTCATCTATTGTGTACCACAGTCAACATATCGTTATCAGTGCCGCGTTGTTTTTAGATATAAAGGCTCTAAAGATTCAACGACTTATGATTCAGTATATGCTGAGGGTGGTAAGAATCCAGATTATGACCCTTCTAAGCCAATTACTACACCAATTTCACAACAAGAATTAGAAAATGAATTACAAAAGAAGGCTGATGCTGGCGACGCTGCTGCACAACAATTAATTAAAGATGCATATCAAGCTGTCGATGCACTTGGAAATGCCACAAAGGATTTAGGTGCTGCTGTAGATGGCTTAAATGATGCAGTTAAAGATTTAACAGATGCATTTGATAAAATTGTAAAGAGTGATGACCCTGTAGCGACTGGTAATACTGATTCAGTGCCAACGATTACAACTGGTGGTGAAGCTTCTGGTGATACAGATACGCAGAATAAAGATAAAGATGGCAATGATACAGGTTCATCTAATTCAACATCGAATTTTCAATTGCCTGCATTCTGTGATTGGGCTGCTGATAACTGCGAATGGCATCAGGAAGATAAAAAACACCAGGCTGATCAAAAAACCTTTTGGGATAAAGTAACTGATTGGTTTTCTTGGACAAAAGATGAATCAGATTTACCCGATCGTGATGATACCGATCTAAATATAACTACTGATTTTGAAGAAAAAACAGTCACACTTAACGTATCTGCACAATGTCCTGCGCCAACCTATGAAACAGTTGTTCTTCATGGTGTTACATCACAAGTAAAGACATCAGATTATTCATTTATTTGTTCTTTAGATTGGCTCATTAAGCCTTTTGTCATTGGATTTGCAATGGTTACAGCTTGTTTCATTCTCTTTGGCTTTCAACGTGGAGGTGAAGAATAAATGGGCAAACTACTTTATAAAATCATGGACTTGTTTAGCAATAATTTTGTTAGACAGCTATTAACAAGTTTGGGCATTGGTATTGTTACGGGTGCGCCTGTTTATTTATTGCTTACGACTTATGTAAACAATGCAGCGTCACATGTTGAATCGCTTCCATACATAGGCTTAATGGCTGTATTTGGCATTCCTGAAGCCATTGGTATTTTATTTTCTGCAATCATGACTCGTGCCTATTGGGAGTCATTACGAATTAAATTAGCTAAGAGGAATTGACATGCCTGTTCTATTAGTCACTGGTAAAATGGGTCAGGGAAAGACTCATATGGTTATGAAAAAATGGGTTAATGAAGCTGTAAAAGCGGGCAGACCTGTTTATACAAATATTGATGGTTGCACGCTTGATGTACGTCCAATACCTGAAAATGAGAAAGGTGAGTTAGATTGGCTTCTTACAGAAGAATCGAATGCTGATGCTGGTCAAAAAGGTGCATTGATCGTTTATGATGAAGCACAAAGACAGGTTGATAAAAAGGGCATACGTTACTTTGCTTGGGCAGCACGTGAAAAGGTTTCAACACGTGATGTGATTAGGGAGCTTGAATATCATCGACATTCAGGTCGTGATATTATTTTTATCACTCAGTCACCTAAACTTTTACATCTTCATTTACTAGAATTGGTCAACGAGCATTATCACTGTACTCGTCTTAGAAATGAGAAACGATCACAGGTATCTTTATGGCGATCTTGGCAAGAAAAGCCAGACTCGTTAGCAGCAACAGAACGCGCTGAGGATGTTTTTTTTGTTCCCTTTGATGAACAGGTTTTTACACAATACAAATCAACAGAAGAAGTCACAGACGCTAAAACACGTATTCCTAAGTACATGTATAAACTTGCTGCGATTGCTATTGTTGCATTTGGAATTGCTATCGCATTATTAATAAATGCATTTACTCATTTTTCGGGCGGTAAACGCATCGGACAAGAAAGCATTGATAAAACACTTGCTGCTCAAAAAGCACTTGAAGAACGTTCCAAGAAAAATACGAATCCAAATAATCAACCAGTTGATCAATTATCAACTGAGTTGCAAACAAAAATTGATAACTGCATGAAACAGTTGAACTGGACACATGATCAATGTCGCGATACATATGATAAAGAATTTGCAGCTAATAGACGCTCCGATCTACAGCAATCAACACGCAATGATATGGATACAGTTGTTATAGATTATTCACCAAGCAAGCCGTTTAAAGATGTTCAATTTTCTTATCAAGCAACTGCAAAACCTGTTTTCTCTGGTTGTATGACAGACCGTAAAGGCAATATTGTTGCATATACTCAACAGGGTACAATTATTCATGACATTGATAAAAAAGACTGTCAGCGTGTCATGAATGGCGATCGTCCTTTTAATTATTTTGTTCAGAAACAAGAAAATCAGAATCTTCAAAAACAAAATGATCAGAAAAACTCAATGACTGCACAAGATTTTCAGCTTTATCTTGATTATTTAAAACAACAAAACCAAGCAAATAATGTTGTTCAGTCGAATTTACAGCAGAAAAATATTACTGGAGCAAATGCATTATGATTTCTTCCTGTTTTTTTAATGAGTTGGCTTCATGAACGAATGTTCATGAACGGCTCATTGAAAAATCAGTTTTCTTTCTTTTTTATTGTTGATTAGTTGTTTGTTAGTTGATATAGTCTTTAAAAATACTTTAAGGTTTCTGAAATGACAGAATTAATTGAAACTCGTATATCACGCGAATCTGCACGTTTAATTTCATCGTTAGATGCTGATTCTCGATACATCAAGTTCGTTAAGTGTTCAGCCTCTAGTTATGAGGCGATTATTTGCTCTCAGGTGAGCGATAGTGAGCTTTCTCATATCTTCTCTGGTAATAATAAATATTGGATTTTTCAAGACTGTTCTAAGGCTGTTAGATCGATTCGCAGACTGAACAAAACGGTTCAAATTTATCAAGGAAGTTTTTCGAGTTGAATTAATATATTCATTGTCTATACTGTGTATATTGTGTGTATATACGAGGTTTTTATGTCACAGCTTCCAGTCCGTGTTGAGCAAGATTTAAAAAATAGTTTTATAGCTGCTTGTAAGTCTCAAGATTCAACTGCTTCTCAAGAACTGCGTAAATTTATGCGTGATTATGTCAATAAACATAGTCAATTAGACTTATTTAAAACAACCGTTAAAAAATGATAACATGACAACATGTTTTCATTATTAAAGAAAAAGCCCATTTTTGGCGAAATGGGCTTTTTGGAAATTTGTGTACTGCTAACACACGGGTCTATTATCATATGGATATAGAAGAAAGTCAAAAAAACAGCGGCCTTGGTATATTTACGAAATCTCATGCCAACCTTGGTAATAAAGGCTTTGAAAGGCTTCATGATTATATACTTCAAGATCAGGCTTCTAAACTTCTTCCTACGGAACGAGTTACTAATTGCTTAAAGAAACGTATTGATAAAGAAAAGAAACGATCTGTTATGTTTAACGAGGTTCGACAGAAAGCGCATTGGTCTAATGTTCAGCGTTGCGGTTCAATTTGGTCTTGTCCTGTTTGTGCTAAGCAAGTTACTGAAAAACGAAGAGAAGAATTAAAAAAAGCTTGTTCCGAATGGAAAAAAAGGGGTGGTTTGCTTAGGCTATTAACTCTTACTAATCCACATTCATCAGATACTTATTTGAAAGGTATGATTTATGCTCAACGTGCTGCTTTAAAAAGATTTTTTGAAGGTCGTTTAGGTCGTGAAACCTTGTCACTTTTGGGTCGTGTTCATATGGTTCGTTCATTTGAAGTCACTTTTGGTTCTAACGGCTGGCATCCTCATTTTCATATACTTCTTTTTTGTGAAAACAATGATTTATCTATTCAGCTTGAATCAGTATTTACTTTAGAACTATTACGTGCATGGCAATTTGCATGTGTTAATTCTGGTTTACCAAAGCCAAATGAACATGGTCTTGATCTTAGGGATGGCACTTATGCTGATCAATATGTTTCGAAGTGGGGTATTGAAAATGAGTTAACTAAAGGACATATAAAAAAAGGTAGGGGACAATCTTTTACTGCATTTGACTTACTTCAATTGTCTGTTGAAGATGTTCAAATATTTGGTAAATTATCTTCAAAACTTTTTCAAGAATTTGCTTTGACATTTAAAGGTCAACGACAGTTGGTTTGGTCTCG